TAATAAGTGAGATTAAACGACATGCAAACAATAAGGGAATATGGCAAGCCGTATACACGGGAGTACATAGAATACCCACCCCTATCGCAAAGGCGGAGTATTGGCATAGATTTTTGGACGTCAAGAAACTCATAAAGTTGGGGTTCCATGAAACAAATCGCCCGAGGGAAAATTACTACGAAGTTCGGGGTCCCTGTAAATATTCGTGGAGGAAGATGACCTCTAAGGATGTCCCTAGGGTGACCCACATTCTCAAAGAGTACACCAAAGATTTTGAAATTGCCCCAGTCATAACGAAAGACTACGTCAAACGTTGGGTCTTACCGACCCATGCCTATGTAAATGATCAAAGTGATACCTTCATATCTCTCTACAACATTCCCTATGAACGTAATGATGGGGATGGTACGGTGAAACAGGTATATCGGTTCTACTTGGTTGGTGATGTGTACAACGATGCCTTTCTCATCGCAAAAAATCTGGGGTATGACGTGTTTAATACTTTAGATGTGGGGGTGGATACGGTGGGGTTAGAAAAAAATAAATTTATGAAGGGATCTGGTCACATATTTTACTATCTATTCAATTGGAACTTAAGTGGCATAATTTCAAAAGAAAAAATACAACTAATTCTTCCTTAAAGAGTATCCTACAATTTCGAATATGGAAGAGATTCGTCGGAACCACAATGATACCAAGAAGTCCCTTATACAGTCCGTGGCGAAAGAGGGGCAGAGTATACTGGATGTGGGGTGTGGTTTCGGTGGTGATCTTCAAAAGTGGCACAAATGTGGGGTCAATATAAACATGTGTGACCCAGAGCCATCTGCTTTAGTGGAGGCTAGGTCCCGTGCGAAAAATATGCACATACGGGTGAATTTTTATGAGGGTGACATACATAATTGTCCGAATAGAAAGTATGACATCCTTTGTTATAATTTTTCCCTCCACTATATTTTTAAATCGAAATCATATTTTTTCAGTTCAATTCGGGAAATAAAGAAACGATTAAAACCAGGGGGTAAACTCATAGGTATTATACCCGATTCTGAAAAAATTATGTTCAGAATACCATACAGAGACGATATGGGAAATTATTTTTTGATGAGTAAGCATTGTGGTGGTGGTTACGGCGAGAAGATGATGGTGCACCTGACGGACACACCATATTATAGGGATGGACCAAAACCTGAACCAGTCTGTTATAGGGATATATTGATAACAGAATTAGAAGAGATGGGTATAAAATTACAACTTTGGGAGGGTCTCACAGGAAATCCAATCTCAGAGTTGTATAGTAAATTTATATTTGTATATAATAGATGATAGTATTTATCGTGTTGATACTCGTTAACCTCGTGATACTCCAGAAGACACGTGAACCGGATGACTTTGTAGAGGTCAAGGAGAGATATCGTATTTTAAGGGAGCACTTGAAGGAGACTGGGGATGAAAAGTTTAGTATACTTGTAAAACCAATCCCGATAACTGGACTGAAGAGGATGACCGACAATGTAGGCTACAATACAAATAAGGGTGGAGAGATTGCGGTGTGTTTAGATGGTGATGTGAATCATATATTTCACGTGCTTATTCACGAGTTGGCCCATTCGACAGTTGAAGAGTACTCACATTCCCCCCAGTTTTGGGAAAATTATGCAGAACTTCGGGACATTTGCGAACATCTGGGTATTTACAGGAAGATTCCTGACAAGACGAAATTTTGTGGTCAACATATTCAGGATAAATAATATTGAGGTATACTAAATGAAAACACCTGTTAGTGTTCTACTCACAGCGATACTATATTGGTTGGGTATTTTTGCAGTCTTTATGATACCACAATTTTCACGAAACTACGAGTTCAACTTAATTTGGTTGACTGTTGTTATACCAAACGTTTTGCGTTTAATTGTGAATAGAATCCCACGTCTCGCAGTGGATCGCATTTTCTTTTTCGCAAGCACGGTAATTTCTTTGATTGCCACCTATTTCATAAATAGGATTTGGAATGCATCCAAACAATCTGTCAAAAATCCAGATACTGACGCGAGGGGAAAAAGGATTTTAGTCTTTCTCCTCATGTCAACGTTCGCGGGTGGTGCACTTGTCACCTACTTTGCGGGCATCGATAATTCAATTTACAGTAATTTGGGTTGGGAACGTTAAGGTTTAACAATGTAATCCTTGATAAAGTAAAATACAACCGCCGCAACGGCTCCTGTTGAGGCAAGACCAACAAAACTCCTACCCCCTTGTTCGTTAAGGAACTTGGGGATAGAAGTCGCAAGTTTATCTTGAACGGGTTTGCTGACAGCCAGGGCGGCACATGCAGCGACAACTAGGGCTGTAAGCTGATCATCTGTGAGATTTAAGGGATTCTTACTGGATAGTTTTTCCTCCTGAACGGTGGGGGAGGGGTAAGCACCCTGTGGTTGGGGAGCGGTCATACCGGGCATAACACCCTGGATTCGGGGCTCTTCGGTCATCATTGGGGGCTCTAACATAATATCGTTGATTGGGGTAGAATCCATAGTCTCTTTATTTTGGTGTATATTTTTTTCTGGTTCGATATACCCACGATTTTCTACAAATGTGGTGGATTGGTTGTTTATCGGAACCATTCCTTCACCGTTATCGGAGAGATTCATCGTATTTACGGAAGGGGAAGCCATATATTATACAAAATTATTTTCGTTTTGTTATAGTTAATGCAGTCTTTTTCGTCGCCTTCTTAGCATCAGCTTCTTTTTGTTCAAGGTGCTTGGGGTTATACATCTTCTTGTGAAGTCTCCAGAGTTCGGGTCCCCCAACTCTAAAGTTCTTCCTGAGAGAAGCTTTGTACCAAAATACACAATCTTGTATCTTATTAGATTTCACTGTATTATCTAATACGAGACATTCGTAGTTTTCGGTACACGCGTCCATAACCTTACAGAACATATCGAATGAGGGAAATATTCCAAAAAAGGACTTGTATAATTTTTCTCTATTTTGGATGATGTTTTCGCGTAGAATAAATACATAATCAACATTCGCTCTGAGAGCCGGTGGGAGATCCATCACATACTGCATCGTCAACATGAAGAAGATCTTCCAGTGGCGTCCATTCATGAAGCACTGCCGAATACAGGTATCCTTCAGAAACTTTGAATCGTACATACAATCATCTAGGAGCATGAAGGCTCCGCAGTTTGTTTTTCCAGCCCCAACGAGTTTACGTTGCCTAGCCATCACCCTTTCTATGGCATCTCTGTCGTAGTCCCCATACACGAAGAGATCTGGAATGAATTCAGAGTAAAAGTGATTACCTTCCTCCGTTCCCGAAAGGACAATCCCCGCTGGAAGATGTTTTTTATGATACATGATGTCTTTGACTAAAGTTGATTTACCCGTATTTCGCTTACCTATAAAAACACAAACCCTATCATCGGTGATTGTTTCGGGTTTGAATTTCCTCAACTGAAGGTTCATTCTAATGTAGTGTCTCGTTTTAATTCTCAAAATTTTACTCATATACAATAGGAATGGCTGGTCGTCTGAGACTTGCTGCCACTGGAGTGCAAGATAGATGGTTGACTGAAGACCCACAGTTTTCACATTTTCTCGTAAACTTCAAGAGGCACACCAAATTTGCTTTGGATTATGTCGAAAGTCATTTTGATGGGGATTTGGATTTTGGGAAGACTATCGTCTGTAGAATTCCAGGCGACAAGGGTGATCTAATTAGGAACGTAAACCTGAAGATGACACTCACAGATCCTCTACCAGTTGTCGGTGGGGCATCAAACTGGGTGCAGGGTATTGGTTCTCAAATTATGGAGTATGTTGAACTCGTCATAGGTGGACAGGTTATAGAGAGGATAACGGGTGAATATATTTCGATACATCAACAACTTCATAATACAAATGACGATACAGAACAATCACTGTACTTCCTTTCTGGTCATCAACGTCAGTTGCCCTTTCCTGATACATACACCTACTATGTGGATTTACCATTTTACTTTTATAGACATCCATCTCTTTCTATTCCAACCTGCGCTCTCACGAAACAGCAAGTTGAGATTGTCATCAAACTCAAACCATTAGAAGAATTAATAAGTGGTGGTAAAGCAGCATTTGACGCTCTGGGGGGTCCCTATGTTTGGGCGAACATTCAGGGTTCGATTAATAGAATGTCAATTGATACAGAATTCATTTATGTCACCGATGATGAAAGAAACTATCTGAAATCAAATCCCATCGACTATTTAATTACACAAGTTCAAATGTCTACATTTGTAATGAAAGCCGGTGAAACCGAAAAAAGTGTGATGTTAAATTTCAAGCACCCCGTCAGAGAAATGTATTTTGTTTCACAGATGGCATACAATCAGAATGAGGACAACTATCCGTATATTCTAAACAAATTGTCTAATGTTGAACTTCGTTTCAACGATCAGGTTGTTTTTAACAGGGATGGATTATTTATGATGTATCAAAATCAGTTTATGCATCACACAAATTGCTCACGTGAGTATACAAACGGTGGTGTCACAATTCCATTTGTTTTCGGAACGTATTCATTTTCATTGAACCCCGAGGTGCATTATCCAACGGGGCAGGTCAACATGAGTCGTATTTCCCACAAACTTCTTAAAATGAAAATAGACATCGATCCAAGTGACGTGTCGTATACCAAAAATAATAGAGTTTACGCAATCAACTACAATATATTGAGATTTGAGAGTGGTTTAGCTGGATTAAAATTTTAGGTGAATATATTAGTAATGGCTGGTCGTGCACAACTTGCGGTATCAGGAAGACAAGAACAGTTTTTCACATCAAATCCAGACTATACACATTTTCTAGAAAAATTTAAAAGACATTCCAAATTTTCCAGACAGTATGTGGACGTTGAATCAGATAATGCGTTCGACTTTGGGTCGACTACCCGTTTTACAATACCCCAAAACCAGGGTGATTTACTGTCATCGTTAAGTTTGAAGATGAAACTTCCACAGATACTGACTTCCAACGTGTGTTACATTGAATCGGTTGGACATGGAATAATCGAATATGTGGATCTTTTAATCGGAGGTGAAATTGTTCAACGACTCACGAGTGATTATTTACAGATACATTCGGAACACTACGTTACACAGACTAAACAACATGCTTTAGAAAAACTGATTGGGAAATATCCCAGAAGAACTGTTGACTCCAAGGTGTGTGATCCGGGTATATTGGCATACAACTTTCTAGGGCGAACTGATAAGGGTAATGTTGATTTGTTTGTAGATTTACCATTTTACTTTTATAGACACCCAAAACTCGCAGTCCCGCTATGTGCCATAAAGAAACAGGAAGTTGAAGTCGAGGTTAAATTGAGAAAACTTCAGAACATTGTGATCACTGATACGGGGAATTATCATACGATGACGGATGATATTCACATAAAAGATTTTCAACTGTGCACGGAGGTTGTATTTCTGGATCCATGTGAGAGATTGATGATTGAAAGTAAGTCTTCAGATTATTTAATTACCCAGATCCAAGATAATATTTTCAATATCGATAATGATGTGAATACACTCAAAGTAAAACTCGACTTCGTCAACCCGGTGAAGGAATTGTATTTCGTAATCCAAAGGTACGGGACTACGGGTGATGGGACAACCAGTGGTAACTTTGTGACACCTTTTGACTATGACAATACGACGGATGTGGTGAATGGTAAGTATACTTTGTACGAGAATTTAGATTATCTAGAACTCACATTGGATGGTGAAGACATCATTAAGAAGAGCACGGGTAATGTCATTTTCTTGAAAGCTATACAATCTGCGATTCATCATTCAAAGACGCAGCTTCTCAGACGTTTCTACTCCTACAGTTTTGCCTTACAACCCGAAGAATGGTACCCAACCGGTCAAGTCAATATGAGTCACGTAAAAGAACAAATTCTTAACCTAAGTCTGACACCGTGTTCTACATTTAGTAGACAACTTCGTGTTTACGCGGAAAGTTACAACATTCTCCGTGTAAGTGGGGGATTTGCTAAAACTATTTTTGGCACCAGACATTAAAGATGAATATGCAAACAGGCTTCGGTGATGGAGACGGTGCGATGATTAATCGATACATTAGTGAGATGGTCGACATCATGACACCTGTTATGGAAAACAGTATGATTCTCGCAGCTGAATATTGTAAGGCTTGTGGGAGAGATGTGATTCTCCAAGAAGACATGGAATATACAACGAGATATTGTGCGATGTACACCGTTGGTCAGAAGATTGGGTCATTTTTCCCCGATCTTTACGAGGAGGGGGACTCTGAGGGCGAAGAGGAAATTGAAGAAGTTTCTGCAGATGACTGCCCGAAATTTACGAGATACTCAGGAGACGATGATAAAATGCTCCAAATTAACTACGCCTACGATCATTGGGATGATTGGGAACCCCAGAGTCCGATAGAATCGATGTTAAAAAATGCTATAAATAGTAATGAGCACATGGGAACCTGAAGCATGGACTTTTTCAGAAGAAATATTTAAGGAATATGAATCAGAAACGAGCTCTGATGATGAATCATCTGATGATGAAATCTTCCAAAATTCAAAAAATACCAGGAAAACTAAGTATAAAAAAATAGAAAAAGAAGACCTACTCCCCGAATAATTTTTTTCCTGATATATAGTATAAAACTTACACGATGGCTAGCGTTATGAACTCTGCTATGGACACTGTCACCCTTGTTGCGGCCGAGCTTGAGA